AGCTATAGCCCAACTCCAGGCTCATGTCTTTCAGCGGCTCCTTGGCTTCCATACGCTCGATGATGCGGTCCAGAAGCTCATCGGGCAGGGGATGAAACCGCCGATCTGCCATCGGTCTACCTCCTGTGTACGGGCCTTGGGTCGTAGTGTCGGCCACGCGCTCGTGGTCGCGTGCCGGAATAATACCCAAGGACCCGCAGGGGGACAAGAGGGAATTTCTGCCTCGGTTGACGTCGGGTGCGCCAGTACAACGGCCCATAGTCCCAGCCGCCGCCCCAGGAGTGCCAGTGCCATCCGCACTTGAGCAAGCGGCGACCTTCATAAAGGGGGCTCCAGGCCAACGTCGATCCGGCCCGGTTACGTGACATCTCGGAGAGTCCTTCGAGTCACCTTCTTGGCTTTGGCTGACCGCGACCTTATGCGCTGGAGCCCCTTCTCTACGTTGGTAAACCGAGCACGGATGTACGCGGCCATCTCTTCGGGTTCGACGAATTGCAGCTTGTAGTCGAAGCCCTCTTCGAGATCAGACATCTCACACTCGGTTGTCAGATGATCCCGGCAGACGCCGGGCCGGTTCTGGTAGATGGCGCACTTGTTGTCCTTGGTCAGCTTCTTGCAGCGGACGTCCACCTGCAAGTGCCACTTGTCCTCGTCGTCGCAGTAGATGCTCACCTTCTCGTGGGCCAGCATCCAGTACAAGGAATCGAAGTCCTCGTAGTCCACCGGCGTGGGGATTTCCTGGGTGATGTACCGGCAGCAGACGCCGGTACAAAGGTCACAGAGGGTGTGCTTGCGCTTCGTCTTCCGTGCCATGCGGGTTGCTCCTTTACTCGTTCTCGTGTTCGTTTTCCATCGTGCGGCCAAACGCGCCGAGCGATGGCCCTTCTTGTCTGATCCGCTCGATCTCTTGCTCCGGGTCCAGGCTGTCACTGAGCATGGCCCGGGCTTTGACCTCGCGGAGATAGGTGAGGTGAGAGATTTGCCCGGCCATCCGCGCTTGGAGCAGATTCGACAGGTCACTGTCACTGCGCCCACTGACGCCGAAGTCGTCGAAGATGTCTACGCCGAAGTCGTCGGGCAAGGTGGTCCTCTCCCACTCTGCCGCGAACTCGTAGCTATTATCCAGGCCTTGCTCCAACTGGCGGACCCAGGATTGCAGGTCACACGAGCCCTGGCCCTCGTCGATCGCGCGGCCTATGGCCGTCTCGTTGCCCCAGGAGTGCAGCGTCATGGGCTCGTTCGCGCAGCGGCTCATCCGCGTCTCGGTGTCCAGCAGCGCCTCCCGGCACGCGTTCAACGCCGCCCCCGAGTGTTCCACGATGGACACGTCCGCCTCCGTCGAGGTCGTCTTGAAGGCGTAGTTTACGCCCATGATGATCGGCTTGTCGATGTCAGCCTTGTCCAAGCCCTTGGCGAAGATCATGCCGGTCCCGGCAAACCTCAACGTGTTGAGGTAATCGCTCATCTGCCGGTAGTGACTCAGGTTCAACTCCGCGAGATGTTGCAGGGTAGGCCGCGCCACCATGAAGTCCTTGCGGTCCAGGTAGACCGTGGTGAGCGTGATCTTGCCCACCGTCCAATCGCCCTCGCCCGTGCTGACCCACGCGTCCCCCATCCGCTCGTAGACTTCCCAGTGGTCGGGCTCGATGACGCGGATGCGATCCTGGTTCTCCAGAGTGAACCGCCCGGTGTTCTTGAGGTACGAGTCCTTGATCCTGATCTGGTCGAGGACGCGCTCCCCGTTCGCCGCCACGTGATCGTTCCACCCGATCAGACTCTTGGGGTCCACCGCCACAAACGTCGGCTTGATCCCGGCCCGCCGCTGCTCACCCAACGTCGCGCTCCCCTCTTGCGGGTAGTCCACGAGAATGTGAACCAGACCCCGCCGCAGCGCAATGTCCAGACAGAAGCGAGCGAAGTCTTGCAGCTTCCGCCGTTCGTCGTCGGCGCTGGTCTCGATCAAATTCAACGGCTCGGGTAACGCCTTGCCCTTGAGGCTCAACGGCTTCGAGAACGGCTTGTTCGACAACTCGCGGACGGCCTTGGCGTAGCCGTTGAACAACACAGATCGCTCCAGCCGGTTCGTGTATGTCTTAATGGGCTCTTTCTCTTCGCGGGGCAACCACTTGACCGTGTCGTCCTGCATGGCCTTTGTCCCGCCCATCAGGGCGTCGATCAACTCCCAATCCACTGCCATGTCCCGGTACGAGGGGTGCTGTGTGCTGACTTCATCGACTACCTTCGCCATGGTACTCTCACTTTCACAAAAAGGCCCGGCATCTCTGCGCCGCTCATTAGCGTGATCCAGGCTGATGGCCCCGAACATCTAGGACACCTGCAATGCCGGGCTGAACAGCAGGGTGCTGCCACTGGTCTTCTCAGGCGTCCTCACCCATTAGTGCCGTCAACGTCTGGATCGTGTCACGGAGTTCAATCTCCGCGCCAGCGTAGTCCCGGTTTGCGACACACGCCGCCGCTCGCAACGCCGCACGGCGCGCCTTGTACTCGCCCGATTGCTGACCGGGAGGCGTTCGGAACTTGAAGTACACGCCCAGGCACTCGGCCCGCGCATCGTCTAACTTGTCCTTCTCCGTGGCTTGCGTCCGCTTGACGTAGCGCCACCAACGCTGACGGTCCTTCTCACGACGCGCGGCCCACTTGGCCGGATCGAAGAACCACTTGTGCGCCTCAATGCCCATCTTGTGCAGGACAGACACCAAGACGTCCACCATAAATTCCTTGACCATGGGATGCTTCCTCTCAGAGTTAGAATTTCCAATAAACACCAGCGTTGAACTCGCCGGTTTGACTCCCGAGCGCTTCCTCGATGTTGCCCGAGACAAAGCCGACGCGGTAGGCGGCATACAGAAAGCCCGCCGTCACGCCGACGTCGAACCCGTACTCCAAGCCCGCGAGGTCCACGTTCATCGGGACAGTGAAGAACGGACCCACATACCAGTGTGGTTGTGCGTCCTCGGGGATCGTCTCTAGCAACGAGTTGTAGTAAGGCAACTTCGCCACCAGCTTGTCCGCGTCGCGCCAGTAGGCGTACATCCCCGCCGTGTCGATCCGGTCCTGGGTCTTGTCCCCGATGATCACGTCGGGGATGATGTAATGGGTGTACTCGACGCCGACTTCGTAAGGCCACTTGAGGATACCGAGCTTGCCGTTCGCCCAATCCCCGCCCTCGGCCATGCCGCCCCATACCGTGATCCCGGTCGGGGCATTGGGGTCGCCCAAGCCGTCGCTCCATGAGGCTTGAGCCAGGGTGGCGCAGACCAGCAGGGCCAGCAGCGCCGCCAACACTTTTCCTGGGTGCATCGTGTTCTCCTTTCGCAAAGCTAGGTTGCTGTGAGCCCCATGCTCTGCGAAGTGCCAGTCTGTGCCGCCGCTCTTGTATGTCAACACGTTGTTCGGTGTCAACAGAAAAACCTAGCCCGCCGCCAGCGACGATGCCGCGGCCTCCATGGGCCACTCGTAGTGGACGTAGTAGCCGAACGCGTCCGAGAGGTGGGTGAGGTTGCTGTCCTTGTCCTTCTCGATCAGCGTGCTGCCCCCCTTGGCGAACACGACACCTTCGAAGTCCCGCAACGTCATGGGGCAGTTGGTCGGGTCGATCAGCGTGCGGACGCTGCCGTCGATGCTCTTGAAGTGCGCGTTCACCGAGTTGACGCGGACGCGCTCCGGGGGGTTGTGGGTCGGAATCGTGCGGAAGTATCTATTCCCAAAGGCCTTATTCATCATCTCGTCGATAATCGCCCAGTCCGAGCCCCTGATCTTGGCCGTGCCCGAGGCACCGCCCGTGGCGTCCCCGTAGGCGTACACGAGGTTGGAGTGCGCCCCGTAGCGCTGGATCAACTGCTCGCAAACCTTGGGTGTGTTCGAGTTCCGGGGGATGTAGACCTCGTCCACCACCGCCGTGAACGGGCTCTTGACGGCTTGTCGCGGCCCTTTGTACTGCTGTTCCTGGCAGACGATGGCAACGCCCGGGGCGACGTTGAAGTCGAAACAGAAGATCAGCGGCAGCCCGGGGTCGTAGCTGATCCGCTCGACGGCGTGGACATTGCGGTCGAACGTGTAGTACACCCGCCCCTCGAACGTGACGAACGACGCGTTGAACTCCTGGTCGTACGTCAACGGGTCCATCTGAGCGCGCATCTGCCGCAAGAACGTCTGTGTCCGCTCTGCCCCCAGGTACAGGTGCAAGACCTCTTCCGCCGTCCAGTGGAAGTAACGCGCGTTCTCCAGTTGCCCGTGCTTGACCTTCTCGGCCAACTCGTAGTAGTGGTTGCGCCCCCCAGGCACGCCGATCACGTCCACATACCCCCCCCGGACCATCATCGGCATGATATGCTCATCCAAGACGTTCCCCTTGCAGTCGGCATACTCGTCCACCACCCCGCCGTCCCAGTCCTTCCCCTCGATACGGGCGGGCTTGTCCAGCCCCGCCACCCGGATGATCGCGCCGTTGCGCAAATAGATCGTCCGAGTCGATTCGCTGATGTCCCGGTCGTAACTGCGCGAACGGAGAGCCCAAACCGGCGTCAACGCCTTGAGGTCGTCCCAGTAGATGTCTGCCGCCTGCTGATGCGTCGGCGCGCAGGCAAAAAACCTTCCGTCACTGTACCGCGCAAATGCTATGGCCCGCAATACGAGCCGCCGCTTCGCCCCCTCCGTCTTCCACGAACGACGACCCGCTGGCACCACGTTGATCATCGCCCGCGAGTTGTAAAACGCCCACTGACGCGGGTCTAGCTCGCATGACGTCCAACGGTCAGGCCACATCGAGCCGCCCGCTTGGATCAGATTACTCGCGCCCCGGCGCTTGGCCTTCATCGCCGCCTCCCCTCTCTACTTTCGTGTCAACAACTTTGTACTTGCTGTCATGTTCCGCCATCGCTTGACGGTAGAAGTGGGCCATGTCCGCCTCCGAACTCGCGTCGTCCTCCATGCGGAACTCCTTGCGGTAGATCGTCTGGAGCAACTCCATATACATGCGGAACGCGCTCTCGTGCCGATTCTCTCGCTCCGCACTCTGCGCCGCCCGCAGACACTTCGTCAAATAGTTGAACTTCCCCGCACTCCGCGCGCGCGTGCGAATATCGCGCAAACTTGTTTTGACGCCTGGGTGTCTAACGGGGTCTAATTCGACCTTGCGATTTCGCTGTAACCACCCCCGTAGCTGAGAGTTAGTGACACCACACTGCTCGGCGATTTCCTCTTCCGTGAGGATCGTATCGCCCGTGCCCTTGAGTTGCCATGCGGATTCCAATCGAAGTGCGATTTCAGCGGTCAGTGTGGTCTTTCGACCACGTGGTGACTTTGCAGGTCGAGTGGCTGGAGTCTGACCACTGACCTTGTTGGTGGAGTCGCTGAATGGTTCCATGTGTGCGCCATACCGTCAGCAGAACTAAAAAAACGCTCTACGACAGGAAAATTTCCTTGCCTTTTGTGCCATGGACCGTTACTGACAACGTGTTTATGAATCATAGTTGCCCGTTGATGTCAAGCTAAATCAGTCACCCGAGAGGCAGGCGGCTAGAGTCAAACAAGCTATGGAGTTGATGAGAGGAACCCTCCTAAATGCCCGAACAACAACTACAGGTTCAGTACGTCCCCATCTCCCAACTGAAAATGTGGGACAAGAACCCGAGAAAAAATGATCCGACCGTTGCCTCTATCGTCAAATCCATAGAGCGATTCGGCTACACCAACCCCATCCTCGCCCGACGCGATAACAACGAAGTCATCGCCGGGCACACCCGCCTCAAAGCCCTCGCCCAACTCGGTATCCCCACCGCCCCCGTCATCTTCCTCGACCTCTCCGAAGACGAAGCCCATGCCTACGCCGTCTTCGATAACAAATCAACCGAGAACACCCCCTGGGATAAGCCCTTGCTCACCGATGTCATGGTGGAACTCAAGGAGGCCGGTATGGACCTCGAACTCACCGGGTTCTCCCTCCCCGAAATCGGTAAACTCCTGCCCGATACCATCCTGCTCGATGAGGTAATCCCGCCCGAAAAAACGGAGTACAAGGGTATCTATGCCTACGAGGAAGACGTCGTCTTCCCGTCCAACAACCCTTGGGGTCTGCCCGACCTCCGTGAGGATATGCTCGGCACCGTCCCCCCTACCGTCACTTGGGGCGGGCAGGGCGACCACGAGGATACCCCTTACCTCTACGTCTACCGCAGCGCCGCCATGCCCACCGTCAAAAAAGCTGGCGCGCTGGCGTTCTATATCGACGATGAGAAATTCGACATCATCTGGTACAACGCCGTCTACTTCGTCGAGCAAATGAAAGAGCAGAAGTTCGACAACCTGATCGGCCCCGACTTCTCGCTATGGCGCGATACCCCCCTCGCCATGCAACTCTACAATACCTTCCGCTCTCGCTGGTGCGCCCGCTACTGGCAAGAAGCAGGCTTTAAGGTTATCCCGTCCTTGAACTGGTCCGATGAATCCACCTACGAGTGGACTTTTGCGGGCTTCCCGAAACGCGCCCCCGTCGTCGCCGTCCAGTGCCGCACGACCCGGAGCCGACTCGGTAAACAGTTCTTCTTGAAAGGCCTCACGCACGGCATCAGGGAACTTGAACCCGAGAACGTGGTCATCTACGGGGGCGAGCCACACTACCAGTGGCTCGCGGCCAACCTCCCCGATGGTCCTCAGTACCACTACCTCTCCGATCACAAGGTCGCGCGGGATGCGTTCCGCGCCAGTACCTCCGAGAGGAAAACCAAGGCCAAGGTCGTTTCCGCTGTGCGGTAACAAGGAGGCAACCTATGTGCAGCGATCACTACCCGTCCACCACCGCCCCGCTCGAAGCCCGAGGGAACTTGGTGGCATACTCACGAAATTCGGTGGCCGCGTACTTGAGATATGCGCGGTCAGATGCACTCTAAGTCATTGGGGCGCTGAGCCCCGGAAAGGAGTTTCACATGATGGAGCAGTTCAAAGCCCTGTTGATGGAAGAGGCCCGCGGCGGCAGTGGTGGCGGCGGGAAGAAGGCCAAGAAGAAGAAGGCCAAGAAGAAAAAGGCCGCCAAGAAGAAAAAGGCTGCGAAGAAGAAAGCCCCCAAGCGGAAACGTAAGTAACCGCCTGGAGGCTTGACCCTCCTTCTCATCCAACGGTCCTAAACACCCTCACGACCAGCCAACGCCTTCGCTGGTACTGGTCGTGGGGGTGTTTGCCTAACTCAGGATCATACACCTTGCCATTCCACCAACCGACGTAGTGACCAAACTGCATATTCGGTCGCCTCAGTATCAAGCCCACCACATTCGGCTTCATCGTCGCGCCGACGTCCATTAACCGGGGGTAAGGACGCTTCGGCATATAGACTGTCACTGGCACGCCCAGGCTCGCACACAAGCCCATGAACTCGTTGACACGTAACCCCCGCTTCATCTCGCCCCACCCTAACGTCCTCCATGCCGTTCGGTGGTTCACCTTGGCGATCATCGCACACGTTGCTACGCCACAGTCCATCTCGTCCTTCTGATAGATAATCCTCACAGTCAATCCCTTTCGTTATCGCACCTTGGCTGATCTCACGTCAACGGCATGATGCCAACAATAGAACCGGCACGTCTTGCAATCGTCGATACACTGGTAGTAACTGCCGTCACTCGTCCCGGGCGTCCCCGGCACCGCCGATAACGGGTAGATGCCCAGTGGCTTTCGGGTCTTGTCCCACGACTCCCTGACGACCACATTGTCGGGGAACTCGTCCCACATGACCGGGATCAAGTCCTGGCGGCGCGTGTTGGTCCTGAACGTCACGCACGGCCATTGTAGGGCGATGAGCGCCCACTTCCGAACGTAGGCGGCGCTGTAGAAGTCCCCGGCAATGTGGATACGGACATACTCCAAGCGATACTTGCGTTGCTCGCTGCGGAGCCTTGTGATTTCGTCCACCATCCGCTCGACAAAGTCACGCCTCTTCGACTGTTCGAATCGCCACGCCAGCGACTCTTGCACGCTCGGCAGGGTAAAGTTTCCCTTCCGGGCAAAGCAATGCGCTCGGCACCAGGGCGACGGTCGGCACGTCGCCGCTGGCGGGAGGTTCCATATCCCGACGTTCTTCGGCATCGTGCTGTTGCCAATCACCAACAAGTTTTTGTTCATTGAACTCTCCTACACTCAATCTGGCCGCTCTCGATGTCTCTCAGTAGTTCCATCGCCAGTAGCATTTCCGGCGACGACGGGGCGTCTTCCATGCCCGTCTGCTCGCGTCGAAAGTTCATCTCTGCGATCATCCAGGCCAGGGTGCTTCTGATCTGCTCAGTGGCGTCCATTACGTTTCTCCATTCGCTCGATCGCGCGGTCGGCCAAGGCTTGTCCCTTCTCTGATAACTCTATGCTGCGATCAAGGAAGGCTTCACTCTCCGCGAACAGCGCGTCCCATTGCTCCTTCGTGTACTTGCCGCCCAAGACTCGATCACGGCGGACCTTGAACTTGCGGTACTCGCGACTCAATTTCGAGGCAACGAGATGGTAATACTGCGTCCGCAGATAATCCGCCAGGATCGTGTTCCGCTCGAACTGCCCGTCGAGCCACTGCGCGAAGCCGCCCACCAACGCCACCACGATGATCCCAACAACTAGGGTGCCCAACGTCATAGTCTATCCTTTCCGCCATCCAGGGAGCGTCCCCTGGTGAATCATGTGATGCTCTTCGTTGTCGCCCGCTCCCTTAATCTCTTCGAGCGTCACGTCCATCTCCTGTGCCGCCTCAACAACGTCGAGAGCGTCCCCGCTCATGCACGTGAACATCGTAGTCCGCTCCCGCGTCTCGATGAAGTTGCACATCGGCAACCGATAAGCCAGCAACAGCAGGTCGGCGTCGATACACGTCACTAGATACCGTTTGACCTCGTCCTCGTCCATCATCGCACCACCTTTCTATTGTCCGTCTGCCGCAGCGTGCTGATGTCACCCATGCACCGCATCTGCGCCAGCAGGTCGTGCTTGATGTAGTAGTTCAGGCCGTACTGGTCACAGATGTTCACTGCCGCCCAGCCGAACTTCGCCCAGTCGATCTTCTGCTCGCGCTTTGGGTCGTGGTTCAGCTTGCCGATCTTGAACATCTTGACGTCACGCCGCAGGTCGTAGATCACCTTCAACGACTCGTTCGGGTCCAACACCGGCTCCAGACTCACCCACGTCTCGATCCCGTAGTGTTTCGCCGCCACGAGCGCCTCCCACCGCTCCACCGGGAGCGCCGCCTGGGGCTCCCACAACTTCGATAACGTGGAACTCATTGTGGTGAACGTCTCGGCGAACGCGTCGCGGGAGGTATACAACGAGAAGTCACTCGTAGCCATCATCCCGCCCTTGGTGAGGACCTGGAACGGCACATCGTAAGCCACGAGTATCTCGATCGCGCGGCGAGTGATCCCGGTCTTGACCGCCTCGGGATTGTACGGGTCACACGTGAAACAGAGCAACACGCGCTTGTCCGTCCCGGCGTGCTTGGCCGCGTCCTTCTCCAACTGCTTCAAGATGTCCGCCTTGGGCTTGACCGTCCGGTGGAACTCTTCCTTCTTCTGCCGCATCACCCCCGGCGCGAAACAGTATTTACAGCCGTGCGTGCAACCCCAATAGAGGTTGCAAGCCAGCAAGCTGTACTCCATCGCCCGGCCACTCGGTTCGTAGATGGCTTGCGTCATATCAGCATCCTTTCCCTACGACGTTCTCGACGATCTGCGCGGCCTGCTGCAACGTGAGCAGGCCATTCTCAATCAACCAACAACTCGTAGTGCTGTTGTAGCAACTGATCTTCCACCGCGTCGCCGTGCCGCTCGTACAGCGCGACTTGTAGACGCTCGCGGTGCCATGTTCACCGTTGAACGTATA